CTAATAACAAATTTTTTAGTTGTATGTTTTGTAACTTCTCCAGGCGCACCTTTGATGACACCATCGGATAATACACAGCCTGTAGGAAGTGTACCAGCAATTATAGAAAATGTGATTGGGTTAGAAGTATCTGTAGATGCCTCTATTGGAATGTTGACTGTGATCCTTTCTTCGAAAGTACCTAAGTCTCCTGCTGGCGTTATCCAAGTAATTGCCATTTAGACTTCGCTCCCTATATGCCGCCAACATCTAAATTGATTCCTGAATCATACGTTAGTGTACCAAAATCAATATTAGATCCTTGCAGTGCTAATTGTATGGCATTTTCAAATCCTGAAGCTCCAACAGGTCCGAAATCGTATGTTGTTAAGTACTCAGTTACAGGTACAATAGTTTTAAATTTAATAGTACTACCTACAGCGGTAACTTCAATATCTTTGAAACCGTTTTCTGATTGTGGCGCACTAGTACCTTCTAGAGTAATTTGTTGATGCACGTTTGCCAACATACTACCACTGTCTGTATCAATTCTTGTAAATGCATCTGGTGCTGTACTAGCAACTATAATTGCCTCAGGACCTTCATCAAGTTGCATTTTAGCGCCAGCTACTAATTTTCTAAAGTTTAAGTTCGAACCAACTTTATCTGCAAACACACTAACACCATTAGCACCTGTATTGGTTGCTGTAATTGTTAGTTCTGCTTCTAGTGTAGAGAAGTTTGTATTGACTTTCTGGAACGCTGTTCGTAGATCGTCACCTAGCCCATCGTTTACAATATTACCTATGTTTATTAATTGTACTGCCATTTGTCACTCCTAATGTAGATCCGCCCAGCCTGCTGTACTGTCACCGTTTGCATCAGCAGCGTATCCTTGAAACTTTCCTGTTGTTGTATTATAGATCATCATACCTAACACTGGTGTAAGTGCATCTACTTCAGTCTGTGTTAGTTGTGGTGGCCCAACATATAATTCTGTAAAGTTAGAATTAATTTTTTCAAACGCCCCACGTAGAGTATCGCCTGTTCTATCGTTTGCGGATGTTCCAATGTTTACTGTAAGTTTTGCCATCTATCCGCTCCTATACCCAACCGCCGATTGCAATTCTGCCCCAGCCCGTACTCTTGCGGACATAGACATAACTGTCATCAACTCTAATTTCGCCAACTTCTGCTGCTTCTGTTTCTGAACCTGGAGCAGCACTGTTCGGTGCAATCTTACCTGTAACTGTGCCTGTTGCACCATCAATTACTACAGAAGAGTCATCACCAAATACTGAACCTCTAATATCAATAGTTGCAGTACCATTTAGCACTGCTGCTGGTATTGTGCTGCTAACAGCGTCTATTAGTAATGTACTATCATCGCCAAACACACTACCTTTAATGTCAGTTACAGGACTTCCTGTGTACGATACTTCGCCTGTTGTAGCATTGTACATTAGCATAGTTGTACCAACTGCATTTCTAACTGGTTTAACTATAAACTCGCCTGTTTGAGTTGTGTTTAATTCAGTCTCTGTTTGGGCATTAATCACAATTGTATTTGCGTGTTGATTTAAGTGACCGGCTCTTTCACCAATTGCGATTGCATTTCCGCCTTGGCCTGATTGACCCGCTTCGTCACCAATTGCAATTGATGATGCCGCCTGGTTTGTTTCACCTGCTTGATGGCCGATTGCTACTGCTTCTTCGGCTTGTGAATTATATCCTGCTTGATAGCCAATTGCAACTGATCCTCCGAGTTGGGTAAGTTCACCTGCACGGTATCCAATTGCTATTGCAGCCGAACCTTGTGTTGTTTCACCTGCTTGATTACCAATTGCAATTGCATTTGAAACTTGGTTCTCTTCACCTGCTTGATATCCAATTGCAATTGCATTTGCACCTTGATTGTTTTGACCTGCTTCGTCGCCAATTGCCACGGCATCTTCACCTTGGTTTGTTTGGCCGGCCTGTTCGCCAATGGCTATTGCATCACTGCCTTGGTTTGTTTCACCTGCACTTGAACCAAGTGCAATTTTTGATTCACTTGTTCTTAAACTTGTTGTATCTACTGCACCAACAATCTTACCTTCAACACCGTCAACTAGTAATCCTGAGTCGTCTGCAAACACTGATCCTGTAATATCAATCTTCGAATCAACTGCAATAGTAATCTTATCGTTGGGTGAATCAAGTGTAATACCAATACCGTAACCAGGTTCAAACGTTAAAATATCAGCAGTACTATCTGCTGCTAAACTTGTTTGTCCATCAACAGCAATCTGTTGGAATGTTGGAACTGCCGGAGCACCGTTTGAAACAGTCACAACACCTGTTGCAGGATCTGTTGAAACTGTAATACCAAAACCTTGTTGTACTTCTAACACACCTGTGTTAGTAAACTGCACAGCACCTGTTGTTGAACTAACAGTAACACCTTCGCCTGGTGTTCTTCCTGTTGCTCTGCCAGGAATGTTAGTTGTGTTTTGTGCAGATGTAACACCTGTGTTAGTGAATGTTACATTGCCTGTCGCTGAACTAACTGTAATACCTGTACTTGCAATTGCTTGTGTTACACCATCGTTAATAAATGTAATACTGTCTGCATCACTTCCTGCTACTAGTTGTACACCAGTACCACCGTAAAATGATAAAGTATCATTTGTATGATCAGCTTCAACAATGTCGCCATCATCTAAGTTGATGTATCTGAAATATCTTTTTTCTGGATCAATAATTAAGTCACCGTTAATAGTTGAACCAAATGGTAAATCAACTTTACCGCTTTCGCCTTTAACATGTGCTGTACCTAAATACAATCCGTTGTCTTCATTACCTGCTGTCGCTAGTGTTTCAGCAACGTGTACTTCTTTCCATTTATGTGTAGCATCACCTAAAACTTTTTGTGCATCGTCTGCTGGCTTAACAGAAGTTGTAAGTGCTTCTAAGTTAAGTGTACTAAATTCATTTAGTCCTTGTGTTTTACCACCTGATGCATATGCAGTAAAGCCTGTGCCATTAACTGCTGAACTAATTCCTGCATCTGTGTAAAGAGCAAAAGTGTTACTGGTTAGTACATCCGCATAATAAGTATTACCATTTAGTTGTGTCATACCTACTACATCTGTAATAGTTACACGTTGTCCGTCAGTAAGTCCGTGTGCTGTTGAAGTTGTAACTACAACAGGACTTGCTTGGGTCGTATTAGTAATTGTTTTTTGTTCGCCACCTGCAAGTGTTGCACCGATAGTTACAAAGTTTGCATTGACTTCATCTAATGCACTTTTAAACTTATCCCATAAAAGTGGTGGATTACCTGGCGTTATGTTTGTATTATATGCCATTAGTTTCTCCCTACCGCTACTTCAATTGTGCCTATATGATCACTATCATATGCTTCAATTGCTTTACCAATAATTGTACCTGCTCGTACATCGCTATTAGCTACTGTACCAACACCATGTATGCCTGCACACACAATTAAATCACCTTTTTCAATCTTGCCAACTACTTTACAAGGTACTCTACCTTGCAGTGCAACAAGATTTTTAAATCCAGGACAACCTGCGTACATAACATATGCTGCTCTATCTGAAACAACACCTGCTACTTTTGGATCTCCTGTTTTATTAGAAGTTGTAACTTCCTTGTCACCACCAAATACTAACACTGTTCCGACTTCGTATTCCTTGTCACCTTCGTAGTATTCTGCAAGGTCAGCTGCATAAGTTGCTTCAAACCTTGATTCACTTGGAGTTGTTCCTGTTAATGTCCAACGTCCTGTTACTGTACCTGCTGTAGTATTACCACCAGTTGTTAATGCTGTTGTAACAATTTGTGATGCTTCGACAGGTGCTAGTGATACACCGTTCTGTGTTCTAAACTTATGATAGTCGTTATCATATAAGTTTCTCTTATCTGTTGCAAGTGAACCGTTCTGTAAATATATACCACCACTACCACTTGAACCTGTATACAATCTTACGTAACTTGCAGATCCTGATGTACCATAACCTACTGATGTGTTACCGTTAATATTAAATGAGCTTGTAGCGTTCCAAATTCTTGCACTGGCATCTGCGTTACTATCTCTTTGAACAAGTTGACTTGCAGTTGCGTTAGCGGTTGCTTCGATAATACCGTAATCAACATCAGCTGTATTACTTGAACTACTGGTTCTTCTTAAGAAACCAGTTGTACTAAATTGTGTTTTCTTAACAGAGCCACCTTGATCAACAACAGTTGTCATTAATATATCTGCAGGAGCACTAGCACTTAGTAAGTTATTACCTAATACACTCTTACCAGTAACGTTTTCTAGTTTTGCTTTTGTAATTGTGCCATCAGTAAGTGTTACCCAACCGTTTGTAACAGTAAAGAATGTATTATCAAATGCTGCAATACCTTTGTCAGCTTGTGTAATACCGGTATCATTTGCACGTACTTGAGCATCTGACATGTTCAACTTGCTTTGTTCTATTGCAGCACTAGCATTAACATCAGCGTTATCAATTACGCCTGGTTGAATCTGTGCGTCAATTGTATTTGCAGTTGAATCAATACCTAAAGCAATATCACCTACAACAGATGCATTAATAGCATCGTTGTTATTACCTGTGAATACAAGTATATCATTTGCTTCAAGATTGCTTAGTGTAAATTCTTGTAAGTTACCAAATGTTAAGTTTCTTAAGTTAACTACGTCTTGTGGCTGTGTTGGATCACCAACATTGATCAGTTTAAATCCACCTTGATCAATTGGGCCTTTCATAGCCAGTGAACCGTCCAGCGCCATAAAGCCACCACTGATTGGTGGAATTAAGTTTGCTGATGTTACTGGAGCACCACCGTGTGTGGTACCAAGACGTCTTTCAATGTAAAGTCTGGTTGCGTTTTCTGTTGGTACTGTATCAACAGCGTTATCAGTCATACCAGAGTCTGTACTAAATTCTGAAACAGGAACACCACGTTTAAATCCAATACCGTCCAAGTTACTCAATGCAATAGCTGCTGAGAACGTAACCTGTCCTGTACCTTGGTCAACTCTAAAGAACGGTCCAACGTTGAAGTTACCAAATTGGTCTGTGGTTACATAGAACACACGTCCAACGTTTCGTTCATCTGTTTCTGTATCAGGGTTGAACGCATTAACTGATGGTCCATAAATCTCTGTTGGGTAGTTGGTATCAGCATATGATCCTGTACCAATCTCAAGTAAGTCATGAGATGTAACACGAGTCAATGAAATTCTAATTGTTAGTTTACCATTAGCACCATCTGTTCCTCTTGCTACAGCAGATTTAACTGTATATGATGCTTCATACTGTGTAAGACTATCTACTAATGGCCTATCAAGAGTAATCCTTGCCCAAGGATTACCAACTACGGTTTCATCTTCAAACAAGTCAATTACATAAACTTCACCGTTGAAGTTAAATGTACTTCCTTGTACCCTTGATCTTTCCTGAGGAGCAACAGCAACAATAGCAAATGAACTATCGCCTACAGCACCTGTTGGTGTATAGTACGAATGTGTTCCACTTTGAACACCTGTTGTATCAACTTGTACTGCGCCTGACAGTGTTGGATATGCTACACTTATTGTAAATGTGTTTGCATCAAGAACTGTGTGTACAAAGTAATGTGTACTTGTGTTAATTCCTGTTGGTAATGAACCAGTTGTTGTGAAAACAATTGGATCACCTTGTGTAAAGTTATGCGTTGTTTTTGTAATAACAGCCGGAGATGCAACAGATATTGTACAAGTTTCTGTTGTACCTGCTTTTGCTTCGCCTGGCTTGTACAGTGTTAAGTCAATATAGTTTTAGTTCTCTCTAAGCGTTGTAACAGTTAAGCCTTCAATAATAGCTGAATGTGTACCTGTACCTGTATCTGTTGTAGTTACAGGTGTCGAACCATTAATAGCACTTGAAAGTTCAAAGTTTGTTGCGGTTAAGTTTTCTTCTCTAACCCAATAAGTTTCACCTGATGTAATTCCTGCTGGTAATGTACCTGTTGAAGTAAAGCTCAATCTATAGTTGAATAATTGTTTATGTGGTACAACACATTTAATAGTTGGTGTACCGGTCGTTAGTACTAGTGCCGCGCCTCCAGCACTTGTACTTAAAACTACTTGATCGTATTTTGGAACACTAATAACATGATAAGTTGTACTTGCAGTTATTCCATTTGCAGTTGATCTTGGAACAATAGTATCGCCAATAATTAATCCGTGATTCTGACTAAACGTAGCAACATTAGTAGTTGCTGTTGTTGCAGTAATAGTTGCAAGGAATGTACCTACACCTGGTGCTGCTGCTGTAAATTCTACTTCATAGTTACCTCTTGAATCAGCTGATGACTCAAACTGTAGAACACGATAAACATCTGTGTATTCTTGTAGTATCAAACCAGTTGATGGTCTTGTAGCAACGTCAACAAGTTCACCTGTTAACATAACCTGCGAGTTAGAACGCAACGACATTTTAGCATTGTCTGGAATAACAGCAAACAATCCATCGAAGTTACCAGTTGAGTCACTTGTTAAATTAAGTTTAGCAACACCAGCTGGCAAGTCATTAGTTGAAACTGATGTTACAGGATATCTATAAATTACATTACCATGATCAACTTCAAGTTCTGAGTTGTTAAGTGGCGTGTAGTCGTATCCGTCAACATAAAGGAACAGTCCACCTTGTGTGTTTGCAAATCCTGCACTTGGGAAATAACTGTAAACTGTTTGTGCAAGGTCATTGTATAATGAAGTTGGTGTTGGAACCTCAAGTGGATCCGAACCATCTGCAACCAATGCATAGATACCATGTGCAGAAGAACCACCAACGGATCTAATCTGCGCACCGTTAAGTGACATGTACGATGCATAACAGTAATATGTAAACATCGAAACTGCTTCTGTTAAACCACCGTTGGTTGCAAGTAGGCCGTAACCCATATCAGCAACCTGTGTAAAGTCATTTGATAGCATTGATCTGTTACCAGGCATCAATACTTCATAAATTCTTTCTATTGAGTGTGTTCCGCTACCAGCACTTGTTGTTGCAACTGATAAACCACCTAGTGAAGTACTAACTTGGAATGTGTTAGTTGTTAAATTAACACCTGAAACAAAGTAATCTGTACCAACAACTAATCC